TGGGACAAAAGGTTGGCAAGATATTCATGATTCGACTTCTAATGTTAGTGGTAACCCTGGTTTTATTGTCGCCACGGGTGGAACAGAGTCTACTTCAGGAGATTATAAAATACATAAATTTACAGGAGACGGCACGTTTTCTGTTAGTAATGTGGCTCTTAGCCCTGGTGTTGGAACAAAAGTTTCTTACATGGTGGTCGCTGGTGGTGGAGGAGGATCTACATCAAACAGCGGAAATTCAGGTGGAGCTGGCGGTGCAGGTGGATTTAGAGAAGGTAAATTTTCTCCAGATCCTTATACAGCGTCACCTTTAGCACAAACACCTTGTTCAGGTTTAGAAATAACTGCTACTAATTTTCCTATCGTAGTAGGTGGAGGCGGACCAGGAGGTCCTACAAGTTCACCATACATAGGCAGTCAAGGTGGAAGTTCAACTTTTAGCTCAATAACATCAGCAGGTGGCGGTTCGGGTGGAACTGGAGACAATCCAGGTTGCGCTACTGCTAGATCAGGAAATGCAGGTGGTTCAGGCGGTGGTTCAGGTGGTGGAGGATCAGGATTTACGGGCGGAGCAGGAAACACTCCTCCAGTCGCACCTCCTCAAGGAAACGCAGGTGGTGGATCAAGACCATCTCCAGGCCCATCACACGATACTGGTTCTGGTGGTGGAGGTGGAGCTGGTGCAGCCGGTAATCCAAGTCCCGCTGGTAATGAAGGTGGAGCAGGTGGTGCTCATATAAATTCAAGCATTGACGGATCAGATACAGAATATTCAGGTGGAGCAGGTGGTGTTGGAACAGCTAGTAACAGAGGAACTAGTGGTGGAGGAGGCGCTGGTAGTAGCGTACAAGGACCTAATCCTTTTGGAACTTTAGCTGGATCGGCAGGAACTGCTAACACTGGTGGTAGTGGTGGAGGAAATATGGCTCCTAATCCTAACTCTCCAGATGGAGGTTATCAAGGTGGATCGGGAGTTGTAGTAATAAGGTATAAATTTCAATAATGACTAGTACAATTAAAGTAGACAATATTCAGAAACTATCAGATGGAACTAACATTATAAAAAAATGTGGTTCAACAGTAACGATTGGTTCTGGTCCATCAAACCCTATCGTAGTTTGTGGCTCTACAGTTACGTTAGGAAGATGTGGAGGATCTGTTGCTCTTGCTCCAGGTGCTTCTCAAACAGGTTTTGGTAGAACAGGCACAGTGGATTGGTGTACAACTGCAAAGACCGCACCTTTTAATGCGGTTAGTGGTGATGGTTTTTTTATAAATACAAGTGGAGGAGCAGTAACAGCTACGTTACCATCGTCTCCATCTGCTGGTGATATCGTTGCGTTTAAAGATTATGCAGGGACTTTTTGCGCTGCTTGTAAAGCTTTCACAATTGGAAGAGGTGGATCTAAATTAAATGGATCTTGTGCTGATTCTATAAGAAATACAAAAAATGAAAGTCTTACATTAATTTATGTAGATGGAACAAAAGGTTGGGTGCCGGTTGAAGAAGGCACAGGATTTGTTGGAGAAACCTTTGTGTGTGCAACTGGTGGTAATGTTGTGGTCACATCTGGAGATTTTAAAACACACATTTTTACAGGTGATGGAGATTTTGTAGTGAACTCTGCAGCAAGTGGTGCACCTAATAATACTGTTGATTATTTAGTAGTAGCTGGTGGTGGCGGAGGTGGATCAAACAACTATGGTCCTCCAAGAGGTTCAGGTGGTGGCGGAGCTGGTGGTATGAGATTTTTTTCAACAGCACCAGGATCAAATCATCCTATAAATAATTCAGGAGCTAGTCCAAATACTACAATAACAGTTTCAGCTCAAACTTATCCTATAGTAGTAGGAGCGTTTGGGGCAGGTGCTCCATCTGGTAGTCCAGACTCAGGCTCAAAAGGAAACAATTCAAGTTTTAGCACGGTAACTTCTGCTGGTGGTGGAGGAGGTGGTGGACATTGTAATATGGCTTGTAGAGATGGTGGATCAGGTGCTGGTGGAAGAAATGCAGTTTGTGGTGGATCTGGTAATACACCTCCAGTCGCACCTCCTCAAGGTAATGATGGAGGCGATGGAGCACCTTCTTCAGGAACATACAACGGAAGTGGTGGTGGAGGAGCAGGAGGAGTAGGTTCAGATGGGAACCCTCAAGGAGTTGGTGGAGTTGGCGCTTATATTGCTGATCCATTTATTGGTCCAACAGCTCCAAGTTATGGTACTCCAGGACCAGAAGGATCAACAAGATATTTTGCAGGTGGCGGAGGTGGAAGTCCTGGTCCAGGTGGATCAGTTCCTGCACCCCCTGGTGGCGGAGGTGGAGCAAAAGGAGCTACTGGCACAACTAATACAGGTGGTGGCGGTGGAGCTAATAGTCCAGGTTCAGGAGCAGCTGGTGGTAGCGGAATTGTAATGATAAGGTATAAATTTCAATAATGAGTATAATTAAAGTAAACGAGATACAAAAAAGAACAGGAAGCACACTTACATTAGGTGGCGCTTGCACAGCTGTAACTTTAGCACCAGGTGCTACACAATCAGGGTTCGGTAGAACAGGCACAGTAGACTGGTGTACAACGGCTAAAACATCTCCTCTTACTGCTGAAAGTGGTAAAGGATATTTTGTTAATACATCAGGGGGAGCTGTTACAGTTACACTACCTTCAAGTCCATCCGCTGGTGACATTGTTTCAATTAAAGATTATGCAAATACTTTTTGTGCTGCTTGTAAGGCTGTTACAGTGGGTAGAGGTGGATCAAAGATTGCAGGTTTATGTTTAGATGCAACTTTAGATACTAAAGGAGATTCAATAACGTTAGTTTATGTAGATGGAACTAAGGGATGGTTAAACATTCAAACAGACGACACAGTTGTAGGAAATGAACACATTGCAGCGACTGGTGGATGTGTTGCTACTTGTGGTAATTTTAAAGTTCACACTTTTAATGCTGATGGAAATTTTGTAGTTTCAAATGCAGGGCAACCCACTGGTTCAAATACAGTAGAATATTTAGTAGTGGCTGGTGGTGGCGGCGGAGGTGGTGGAGCTGGTAGCGCTGGAGGTGGCGGTGCAGGTGGTCATAGATCAAACTTCCCATCACCGGTAACTGGAGGATTACCTGTTTCAGTTCAAAGTTATCCAATAACAATAGGTGGTGGAGGTTCTGGAGATCCAGGTGGTGGAGCCCCTGGCGGAACTGGTGTTAATACAAGTTTTTCAACTATAACTTCAGCAGGTGGCGGAGGGGGACGTGCGTCTCCTCCAGGAAGTGGTGACGGAGGATCAGGCGGTGGAGGTAGTTATCAAACTACTTGTGGCGGTGATGGAAATACACCTCCCACATCAGATCCAGCGACTCCAACTCAAGGTAATAATGGAGGAACTGGTGCTCTTATAGGTTCAGGTAATACTAGTGGCGGTGGCGGTGGCGGTGCCGGTGCTGTAGGACAAAACGGACCAGCAGGGGCAAGTAGTAGAGCAGGAACAGGTGGAGCTGGAGCAGCAAATTCAATCACTGGATCGCCAGTAACTAGAGCAGGCGGCGGTGCTGGACATGGACAGTCCGGTGGTGGTAATACAACAGGAACTGGTGGAACTGGTGGTGGCGGAGACTCTGGTGCAAATGGAACGGATAACACTGGTGGTGGCGGCGGTAGTAATGGCCCTGGTGGTGGTAACGGTGGTAAAGGAGTGGTGATAATAAGGTATAAATTTCAATAGTTGAATGGTATTTAAAATTAATATATAAGGAGAAACATTATGGCACATTTTGCAAAACTAGGAATAAACAGTAAAGTTATAGCAGTTCACGCAGTGGATAACAAAGACTTACATAATGCTGATGGTATCGAAGATGAACAAGTAGGAATTCAGTTTTTAGAAAGACTTCACAACTGGCCTCTTTGGAAACAAACATCTTATAATACTAAAGAAGGTAAACACTCATCTGGTGATGACTCTAAAGCATTTAGAGGTAATTATGCCGGCATAGGTTATACTTATGACGAGGATAATGATATTTTTTGGCCTCCAAAACCTTATGCTAGTTGGGTAAAAAATCTTACAACTGCTAAATGGCAATCACCAATAGGTGATGCGCCTGAGTTAACTGAGGAACAAATTAACACACATTATTATAAGTGGAATGAATCAGGTCAATCCTGGGATCTAACGGAGATAACGCCAGCAGAATAATTTTATGCAGAAGGTGGTGCTGTCAGAGATTAATTTAATTCATGGAGATGTGAAAACTCCAAAAGGTTACGAAATCAATCGTAAAAAAATAAAAAATATTATCTTAGATTCTTACGTTAATAAAGATAGAGTTAGTGATAACAAATTAGATTATTCTTATAACGATTATAAAGTTAAATATTGCCAAGAATTACAATGGCTAAAAGATTATCTAAGAGATCATTTTCAGTTAGAATATCGTTATTCTTTAATTCCTAAAATAGACTTTGGAAATGTTCTAACTCCAAACGAAAGATCTTATATTAGAAATAATGTAGATCCTATAGACTTAAGAAATGCTCCAGACTACACTTGTGTTTATGGTGTAGACGTTAATGGTGATTGTGATCTTGTTATAGAATATAATGATAATAGAAGAGCTGGAAGAACTTGGTACATACCCTTAAAAAATAATAAATATTATATTTTTCCGTCCACACAAAGATATTTTTTCACAGCTAATAAATCAAGTAAACTTAATATAATACTAACATCAACTTATGATTATCTCTAAAAATTTTTTAACTAAAGATGAGTTTGATAGTGTTGAAAAAGCCATAATGGGTGATAGGTTCCCTTGGTATTTTAATGATATGATAGTTGACGGAAACGATGGATTTCACCAATTTACTTTTAGTTTTATATTAGATGGTAAAAAAAACTGTACTTCTGTAACGATGGATATATTAAAACCTATACTAGATAAAATAAAATATAAAAAAATAAAAAGAATAAAAGCTAATCTTTTAACAAAAACTGAAAAAATAATAGAACATGGTTTTCACACTGATTATCCTAACATTACAACAGGAATATTTTATTTAAATACTTGTGATGGATATACAAAATTTAAAAATGGTAAAAAAATAAAAAGCGAGAAAAATAAATACGTAGAGTTTAATTCTAATTTATCACACACAGGATCTACGTGCACAGATGAAAAAAGGAGGGTTGTAATCAACTTTAACTACATATGAATTTAACTAATTATTATTGGTATTTTCAATCTGCTATTCCTGAGAGAATATGTGACTTAATAGTAAAGTATGGAAAATCAGAAAAACAAAAAGAACACATGGCTATTACAGGTGGTTACGGTAGGGATAGAGACTTAAATAAACAGCCTCTGACAAAAGAAGAAATAAAAGATTTACAGAAAAAAAGAGACTCTAATATAATTTGGATGAGCGACCAATGGATATATAAAGAAATACATCCTTATGTTCACATGGCAAATAAAAACGCAGGTTGGAACTATGAATGGGATTGGGCAGAAAATTGTCAGTTTACAATATATAGAAAGGGCCAATACTATGATTGGCACTGTGATAGTTGGGATAAACCTTATCCTCACGAAGGACCAACAAAAGGTAAAATTAGAAAATTATCTGTTACCGTGAGTTTAACAGATCCAAAAGAATATGAAGGTGGTGAGTTGGAATTTGACTTAAGAAATTTAGATCCCGACAAAAAACCAAACACTCACATTTGTGGAGAAATATTACCAAAAGGCTCGTTGGTTGTATTTCCATCTTTTGTATGGCATCGAGTCAAACCAGTAACAAAAGGAACAAGGCATAGCTTAGTCATATGGAACTTAGGCTATCCATTTAAATAATATGAAACAAGGCGGAAGTAGTAATAAAACGACAGGACATGTAGATTTTAAATCTGCATTTCATTTCTCATCACCAATATGGATCGCACAGGCACCCATGTTTTTAGATAAAACAATAAAAGCGACGGATAAACATATAAAGAAAGCAAAAAAAATATTGAAAGATAAAACAAAAAATGATCCTAAATGGAAAAAGAAGATTGGATCTTTTGGTCTATCTTATCACAGTGAAAGTTTTTCTAATGATCCTGAAGTGAGTGATTTAGTTCAGTTTATAGGTCAAAGATCTTATGAATTTTTAGATTGGTGTGGTTATAATATGCAACACCACAGTTTACATTTTACAGAATTTTGGGTGCAAGAGTTCAGTGAAAAAGGTGGAGGACATCATGATACCCACGTTCATTGGAACCAACATGTGTCTGGATTCTATTTTTTAAAATGCAGTGAGAAAACATCTTATCCTGTTTTTCATGATCCTAGACAAGGAACAGAAATGACAAGGCTGCCTTTAAAAGATGGAAGTAAAATAACCATGGGTCAGGGTCTTATAAATTATCATCCTAAACCAGGAACTATGATGATATTTCCTGGGTATTTACCACATCAGTTTACAGTTGATCCTGCATTAGAACCTTTTAGGTTTGTGCACTTCAATATAAAAGCAGTAGAAACATCTATATCAAAAGAGAGGAGTATGAAAAATGAGCTTCAAAAAAAATAAATATTGTGTAATTAAAGAGGCAGTCCCAAAAGACATAGCTAATTTTGTTTATAATTATTTTTTAATGAAAAGACAAGTTGCAAGAACTTTGTTTGATAAAAGATATATATCAGAATTTACGGAAGAGTGGGGAACGTGGGCAGACCAACAAGTTCCAAACACATATTCTCATTATGCAGATATAGCCATGGAAACTTTATTGCTTAGAACACAACCAATTATGGAAAAGAAAACAGGGTTAAAATTAAATCCAACTTATTCTTATGCTAGAATATATAAAACAGGTGATATATTAGATAGACATAAAGATAGACCAAGTTGTGAGATATCTACCACGATAAATTTAGGTGGAGATCCTTGGCCTATATATTTAGAACCTAGAAAAAATGTAGGTAAGCCAGAACACCTAGGTGGTAAAAAGGGTATAACTACAAGAAGTAATAATAAAGGTGTTAGAGTAAATCTAAAACCTGGTGATATGTTGGTTTATAGAGG